GTGCAGACAACACTGGCGCTGGATAGTCGTTGGTACTGCTGCAATTATTCTTTATTATTTGGGAAGAAAGTCATCACAAGCCCAAGCCCTGAGTGCCAAAATGGCACTGGAAAGTTATAAGGCTGATAAAGCAGCAATTGAACGCGCTCATGCGAAAGAGATAGAGGATATGAAAAAAGCACAAGCAACATATAATAAAGCGCTCGCGCACATTGACCAACAATTTTCGAAAAAGACAGATTCCGTAAATCTAAAGAAAGAAAAGGAAGTTCGAGATATGATAAAGAAAGCCAAAAAGGATCCCGCAGAGATTGATAGAATCCTTGAACAAGAACTCGGTATTAAAAGATATGAGTGAAATAAAATTTGATATTAAGACTGTAATTACTTTTATAACAGCCGCAATTGTTTTTGGCGGCTTTTATTATACAACCCAACATCGCCTTGATCATCTTGAGGGGAAGATTGAAGACCTTGAAGTTCAAATAGCGAAGGTCAAAAAAAGGAAAAACAAACAATGAAGCTAACAAAAGAACAACTTGGCGGAATCATTAAAGAAGAATATCATCACCTGATATTAGAACAAGAGGTAAGAAGAGTCTCCGCTGAATTTGGATACACACTTTCTGAAAATGTAATTGAACAAATCAATTGGAGCACTGCCAAAAACTTGTTAAAAAAGGGAGTTACTGGTCTCGCTTTGACGGGAGCATTGATGGGAATAGCAAAACCCGCAATGGCTGATGATCCTGCTCCCGGAGAATGTGCCGAAAATGTTTGCTCAATTGAGATTGGCGAAGTGGATCAAGAAGCGATGAAAAAAGAACTTGCTACCCTTGTGCAAAATATGATAAAACTTGGAGAAAAAGAAGACGCTGCGAAAGAGATGATGGGATGGCAAGCCGACTGGGGCAACCACACACAATACCTAACATCTTCATCAACCGTTAAAGAAGCTAAATATGGTGGAAGTTCCGGCTACAAAAGAGGCAAGATGGACCAGTGAGTTTCGAGGTCATAAAAAAAAAGACATTTTTTGAAAAAATATGTTGCACAAATCGCATAACTATGTTATATTATTATCATTATCTTAATTGTTTATTATTTTAGAGGAGGATAAATGAAAAGTTTTATTTTAGCGTTCTTGTTGGTTTATTCACCACCAGCAAACGCAGAGGAACCCAAATTCATTCCATTGAAGAAAGGTCAACCCGCCCCATTTGAAGGTCGATTATTCAACAATGCAGCGGTTTCAAAATTTATTGTAGAGGATAGGCTCAAGATTGAACAATGCAATATTCAAATTGAATATGAGGTCGGAAACGCGAATGCTAAATCAAAATATCAGCACGATTTATTGACAGCAAAGTGTGAAGCCGATGATCAAAGACTTCAAGATATGATAACAATTCGAAATGATGAGATAGAATTTCTGAGAAAATCATACAAACCTCCCAAAAATCAATGGTGGCTCGCTGGGGGCTTTGTACTTGGAGCAGCCTCTGCAATAGGTATCATGTATGCAGTAGCTCCGGGTCTGCGATGAAAAAAAAAGATCCAAATTATGTTGCGAAGGTTGAACAAGCAATAGCAAAGAAATATGGCGAAGATGCAATTCAACACCCAAAGAAAGATTGGACGAACGAGAAAGAAAAGGAATATCTTGAACAACAAAAAGAACTTCACTATAGAGAGCAACAACAAGAAGATATTGACAAAGTTCAAGTAAATGGAGTTTTTATTCCTAAAAAACTAATTAAGAAGAACTCCAATCGTTCTTGTCCAGTCTGCAATACATATTCTTTTAAATCAAATGATGATATATATATGTCAAAATTTGAATGTTGTGAGAGATGTTATATTCAATGGATTGAGGGCCGGGAGGAGAGATGGAAAAAAGGATGGAGACCTAATAATGTCTAATACTGAAATGTTAAAAGTAGTGCAAGGCTTGGCCCAAGCAATTTCTGATATTAAATCGAATGGCCATGATGAACGATTTGCTTATGATGGCGAGAGCCGAGAAGCTGGTCTCAAGAGAGAGGAGGGAGATATTATTCTTGATCCTCGAACTAATGATGGTTTTTCAATAAAATTTGTGGGAAGTATGCTGTGTATATATTATCAATCAGATATCCTCCTTAAGGATATTTATGGTGGCAAATTTGAAAATGAAATTCAACTTATGATCAATCAGATAAAAAAAACAATTCAAAGAGAATATAAAAAAGTCACCGGCAATTCTGTTACCTTAACTAAAGAAGGTGATGTGGAGATTTTAGCACAATCTGTTTCAAGGGTTCGTTCTTTTGTCCAAGCCCATCAATATTTCAAAATTTCTGGTATCAAGGCAGATGAATATGATGGAAGTTCTGAAAATCGTAAAGTTGAAGATTCATGGAGAAAATTTTTAGATCTTGATAATAAAAATAAACGTCCCCAAAATGATACTAGACCAAAATCTTAATGAGAGACTATGGCTTATCAACCAACAAAGAAAGAGATTGTAAAAGAAATCCTAAAATCAGGCAAAGACCCTGTATATTTTATAAATAATTATTGTCGTATATCTCACCCAATGAAGGGTCTTATAACCTTTAAGACTTATCCATATCAAGATGATTTGTTGCATGATTTTAATGATTATCGATTTAATATTATATTAAAAGCTCGACAGCTTGGGATTTCAACGATTACGGCTGCTTACTGTGTTTGGATGATGTTGTTTCATCGAGATAAGAATGTTCTTGTAATGGCTACAAAATTTGGCACAGCAGCAAATTTAGTAAAGAAAGTTAAAGCGATGATGAAAAATCTACCACCATGGATTAGGATATCAAATATCAAGGTGGACAATAGATCTTCTTTTGAGTTGCATAATGGTTCTCAAATCAAGGCCACGTCGACTTCCGGCGATGCCGGCCGGTCCGAAGCCCTCTCTCTTCTTGTTATTGATGAGGCTGCACATGTTGAAGGTCTTGATGAACTTTGGACAGGTTTGTATCCTACGCTATCAACAGGTGGAAGGTGTATTGCCCTGTCAACGCCAAACGGTGTGGGAAATTGGTTTCACAAAACGTATGTTGAAGCTGAGAATATGGAAAATAATTTTCATACAGTAAATCTTCCATGGGATGTCCATCCAGAACGTGACAACCAATGGTTTGAAAAAGAAACAAAAAATATGTCTCGAAGGCAAATCGCTCAAGAGCTTGAGTGTAATTTTAACACCTCTGGTGAAACGGTCATCCATCCAGATGATATTGCATGGATACATAAATCAATAAAAGAGCCGCAATATAGGGTTGGCCACGATAGAAATTTTTGGATTTGGGAAAAGTTTGATGAAAACTTTACTTATCTTATGGTAGCAGATGTGGCGAGGGGCGATGGCTCCGATTCCTCTACATTCCATATTCTGAAATTGGAAACGATGGAGGTCATAGCAGAATATCAAGGAAAGCCAAATCTTGATCTTTATTCGAATATTTTGTTTCAAGCTGGAAATGAGTATGGCAAATGTCTTTTAGTAGTTGAAAATAATGGCATTGGAATTTCAGTTTTGGAAAAGCTTATCGATTTGGGGTATCCAAATTTATATTATTCTATCAAGGGAACTCATGAATATGTAGATTCGCATCAAGGCGAAGTGAATAGTCGGGCATTGCCGGGGTTTACGACCTCGACCAAAACTAGACCCTTGATTGTGGCAAAACTCGAAGAGTTCGTGAGAAACAAACTAATTACTTTATATTCTAGTAGATTATTTCATGAATTTAAAACATTTATTTGGTATAATGGTAGACCCCAAGCAATGCGATCTTATCATGATGACTTGGTAATGTCTTTGGCTATTGGCTGTTGGGTCCGTGACACCGCTCTCCAAACAAGCCAAAGAGATGTGGAATATAAAAAAGCGATGCTAGGGGGTATGATGATGAAGACAACAACCATGAACACAACAATAGAGGGAATGGATGGTCATAAAAAATCATTTAGCCAAAAACACGAAAAAGCAATTAAGCAAGTAACAGACTTTGCTTGGATTTTTAAAGGGTAAACAAATGGCAAGAAACAAGAAAAACAATCCATATAATGATGAATCAGACCTTTTCAGGGCCCTAACAAGGCTTTTTTCCGGTCCGATTGTTAACCGAAGAACCCAAACAGGCCGCCAATTGCGCCGCCGCCACTTGGACATTTATTCGAAATGGTTTAAATCTGCTTCCGGAAAGCAATTTAAAAAAGCAGAATATAATCCAATGAATATAACATCTGCTAATATGATTTCCAATAGAAATCGCCACGAGCGCTATGTTGACTTCGACCAAATGGAATATATGCCAGAAATCGCTTCATCATTGGATATTTATGCAGACGAGATGACAACCCATTCTGATCTCCAACCCATGCTTAAAATTAAATGCCCTAATGAAGAAATTAAATCTATTTTGCATGCTCTTTATCATAATGTGTTGAATGTTGAATATAATTTATTTGGCTGGTCTCGAACAATGTGCAAATATGGAGACCTTTTTCTTTATCTTGAGTTGGATGAGAGACTTGGAGTGAGAAATGTTGTTGGACTTCCTCAAGCAGAGGTCGAAAGACTTGAAGGAGAGGATATAACAAATCCAAATTATGTTCAATTTCAATGGAACAATGCTGGATTAACGCTTGAAAATTGGCAAATGGCACATTTTCGAATTCTTGGAAATGATAAACATTCTCCATACGGCACTTCTGTGTTGGAAGGAGCCCGCCGTATTTGGCGTCAGCTAACTCTTTTGGAAGATGCCATGATGGCATATCGTATTGTTCGTTCACCTGAACGAAGAGTATTTTATATTGATGTTGGAGCAATTGCTCCACAAGATGTTGAACAATATATGCAAAAGGTCATGACTCAAATGAAAAGACATCAGGTTGTAGACCCTAACACGGGAAAGATTGATCTTCGCTATAACCCATTGTCAATTGAAGAAGATTATTACATTCCCGTTCGTGGTCAGTCAAATACAAAAATTGATAATTTACAGGGAGGCCAATTTACTGGAACTGTAGAGGATGTAAAATATTTAAGAGATAAGCTCTTTGCTGCTCTTAAGGTTCCCCATTCATATCTTACAATGGGAGAAGGAGCGATGGAAGACAAAACAACTCTTGCCCAAAAGGACATTCGCTTTGCAAGAACAATTCAAAGATTACAGAGAGTTGTTACATCTGAGCTTGAGAAGATCGGGATAATTCACTTATATACTCTAGGTTTTCGCGGTGACGATCTTTTATCTTTTAAATTGGGATTAAATAATCCATCAAAGATAGCTGAATTGCAAGAGCTTGAACATTGGAAACAAAAATTTAGTGCTGCTTCTGAAGCAACGGAAGGTTTCTTCTCAAAGCGATGGATTGCTGAAAATATGTTGGGTCTTTCTGAAGATGAATTCCTCAGAATGCAAAGGGAAATGTTTTATGATAAGAAATTTATGGCCTCTCTTGAAGGATCGGCCGCTTCCGCCGAAGGTGGTGAAGGCGGCGGCTTAGGAGATCTTGGAGATCTCGGAGGCGAAGATGAGGGCGGTGGTTTAGGAGATCTTGGAGATCTCGGAGGCGAAGATGAGCCCGCTGAAGAAGAACCGGCCGAAGAAGAGACAACTCTTTTGGCCGAACCGCCTGCAAAAAGAGATGATAAACCCCGGAGGCCAAAATATTACGAAAGTCATCAAGATTCATACAATAAGGGTCGCACGACTAAAAGGATGAAAAGTCATGCAATGATTTCGAAAGACTCCATCCGGGCAACTCCAAGAACTGTCACTCCCGGATGGAAGGGAGATCATGGAATGAACCCACTCGCTAGTGTGTCTCGCAACTACCTTGCTCCGAGTCCTATTGGA